CTGCAGATAATGCTTCTGCTTCGCCATCATCACCAATAGCAAACACTTTAGACCCAATCATAAATTGCTCATCTTCTGTAGCAATAATACGACCATCATCTAATTTCATTTCAGCGTAGAATTTTACGCTATAAGATTTTGGTTCATTTTTCATTTTTAAGAGATTTAAAATTTTTTCTATAGTTCCCATAACATTAATAAATATAAAAGGATTAAAACTGTTTACTTCTTTATCGTTTTACTGTTCTATTTTTGATAGCTGAACAGACTTTAGCAGCTACTTCTTTATTACCATATTGCTTGATTTGATCTCGCATACATTCGTCCCAAGAATACTTTAACATAGCTTTTCTTTTAGCATAAGCAACATATTCTAGCATTTTGTATTTTTTCTTTCTTTTCTTTTTACCTGTATCAGCATATTCTTCTCTAGCTGTAGCAGTAGAATGGTCAGCACAAGGCATAAACAACTTAACACCATCAACAGTATGAGGATGAGAACCCGAACAACCTTTAAACATTTCTGCATAGATTTCAGCTTCTTCTTTAGTTCTAAATAATGGCTCACCATCTAAAGCACCAACAGGATTTAATTCATTGTCTAAGATTAGATTTTTAATTTTACCCATCATTACCTCATCAGGACAATCTTCACACACTTCATCTAATATATCTACTTGTTTAGATGCTTCAATTAGTTTATCCGTAAAATATCCCTCAATACTAAAACCTCTAACTTCTTTATTTTTAATTGCTTCCCAAATTTCAGGATTGTTTTCTGCTGATACTTGCACAAACCACGTGCCAATAGGTAAGTTGTTAAAGCCATACATATTAGACTTGTCATATTTCTTGTCTTCCTTAATCCACGATTCTACGACAGTTAATCCCTGAATTGGCTCTTTGTGTTCAAAGGTATGATTATTATTGTTTAAACTATTCATAAATAGCTTCTGTGCTTGTTTAATAGTTTCCTTAGTAAAGAATACGTCATATTCTTCATTTGTTTCTTTATCTAGTCTAGGTATTTTTTTGTCAGGGACAAGAATTGCACCTACTAGCTGTTTTTTTTCTTCATCTACTTTTGCAAGAGATAAAAAGTCATTATTAAAGAAAACAAAATTTTCTTCTATTGCAGGAAACTTGACAATGCTGATTGCATCAACGCCAAACATATCTGCTGTTTCGTCTATAATTAGTTCTATAAGTTTTTTCTTTTTTGCCATAACATCTATAAATATAAAGTTCTTAATTTTGTTTACAACGTAGCTTGTACTTCTAATTCTTCTTGTAGTGCTTGTGAGCTGCTAATATCATTTTCAACTACATAGGCTTGTATAGGTTGGGCTGCTGTAGTTATAGCTTCAATGTTAGGAACAAGAGGACCTAAGCCTGTTGGACCAACTTCTTCAGGTTCTACATCAGGCACACTGACTGCACCACCTGCAGATGGTGCTGCACTATCAATACCACTTAATTCACCTGCTCCCCCACCATCTTTTACTTTTCCTAATATAGCTTTTGCTTGACCTATTCCTGTTAAAACTGTTCCTACTAATTGTGCAATTAATAAAGGTGTTGTAACAGGTGCTGCAGGACCTGATGCTGCTCCTGCTGCTGATGCTCCTGCTATTGCACTTGAAATACCTGATGCTGTATCTATTAAAATTTGTGCTATTGCTGCTGCTTTACCTACCCTAGTTCCTTCACCTGCTAATTGACCTATACCTGATAATATAGATTTACCTGCATCTATAGTAGCTGCTTTTTTAGCTGCATTAATTGCTTGTTGTGTTTTTAGTCTATCTTTTCCTGTTTTCTTGTCTACTTTTAATACTTCTTTACCTGTTTTCTTTGTTTCTTTTATTAAACTGTCGTTATATTCTTTCTCTAACGATTTTAATTGGGTTAATTGTTCAGACCTTTGGCTTGTAATACGTTCATCAATTTCCGCCATGTTGTTTTTGGCTTCTTGTAATGCAACTTGTAACCCTACATTAGTTTCATTTGCTTCCAGTTCTAACTGAGCTAAATCCAACCTCTTTTGAGCTAATTCTCTTTCTTGTATAAATTGTTCATCTAATATAGCAGCTAATTCTTGTGCTGCTCCAATTCTTTCTTGTAAGGTTAAATTAATATCATCTCTACGTTGTCTTTCTATTTCTGCTTCTCTTTGAAATTCCAACCTTAATCCTTCTTGTTTAGCAGTGGCTAGTTCTACCTCTTTTCTTAAATTACTAACAGCTTTACCATAATCATTTGCTGCCCTTATACTATTTCTTAATTGTTTAGATTGTTCTTTAAGATTTTCTACAAAAGTGTTCTGTTGAACTTCTGTCATTCCTGTCGCTAATTGAACAAATCCTGTTTTAGCATCCGCCAAACCTTCTTTCAAACCTTCTAAGTCCCTACTAAAAGCGGATTTAATTACATTCCCTAAAGCCCCAAAAGTATCAATTAAACCTTCTATCCTATTAGCGATATTTGCTTTAATAGCAGCCCATAAATCTATTACAGCTTGTTTAGGATCAGAAAATGCTTTAAACATTTTTTGCCCTAATTCAATAGCTGTATTTATTAAAGCATTAAAAACAAAACCAACGCTTTCAGAAGCCCTTGTTACTGCGTCCATTACAACTTGGTTTTCACCAAGCATATCTTTTAGTTTAACAAAAGCAGCAACAATTAATCCAACACCCATAGCTTTAAATGCTGTTCCTGTTGCAGTTATTCCTGTGGTTAAATTTTTAAAACCTAACTCAGCGGTTACAGTGGCTTCATCAACCCCTTCAATCCCTTGTTGTAATTCATCTATTTGTGAAATTGCATCTTGTGCTTTTACATCTATTTCTATTGTTTTTTTTACCGCCATACTATTCTCATTATTTGTTTAAACATTCTTTTAAAACTTGTATGATATTCTTCTATCCCATAAACAAAGTCTAGTTCTTTATTTTTATATTCTACTAATTGTATATTATCAATAGCAGGTATAATTATCTTTGTAGTATTTTTTATATATTTTTTTAATTCCATATTAACCAATCATTATTTTGTAAATATATTCCGTCTCCATCTTGATATAAAGCCATATTATCGCCATACCCTAAACTCATGTTATCCAATGTTTGTACAGTTAAATCTACTGTCAAAGACCAAACCCTTTTAGTGTCTTCTTCTAAATCGTCTAAACCAAAAGAAATAACCCCGCTACTATGACTTATATATAAAGATGTTCTAGAACCAACTTCTGCTATATTAAATTCTTGAACCCCACCTGCTGTTCCTATTTGCGTTATATTTCCTGATATATTTTTAAATGATGTATAATAAGAAAATGCTTCTAAATAACCTGTAGTATAAGTAGAGTTTGTTCCACCCACCACTACTACTGTGCCATTTATTCTTATAATCATATTAGAATTGTTTGGAATAATAGGGTTTTTAGTTCCTGTCACCCCTTGAGGATACGCATACCCTCTTGTAGTTCCTGTTGTATATCCAATCAAAACCATTCTGTGTGCTTCACCATTTACAGAAGGAATAGATAAATTTTTATTTCTAAATTTAATTACTAAATCATCACCATTATAAGGAATCATGGCAGTAGCTGTTTTGGTGTTATTAGTACCTACTATAAATGGTTTGTTTAATTTTGCTAGTTTACCTTGAAAAATAGTTTTTAATTGACTGCCACTAAAAATTGCTCTTGCATTTCTTTGGTTTTGAATCCAAGCAGGTAAGCTGTTAGTGTTAACTTGACATGCTCTTAGCGATAAATCAATACCTAAAGATGCAGGTGGCAAAAGAGCATCAATAATTGTTCCACCTAAACAGTCACAACATGCAGGGTCTGCATAAAGTCCTGTTTGGTCAGTATTAGTAACTGTAGGGGTACAATCAGGGGTTTCATTAGGACACCATGTGTGAACACCTAATACAGGCATCGGACCTACAACATAATTACACGCATAACAAGAACCATCATAAGTGTCGTTAATTTTAAGTAAAGTAGCTTTTGTTGAAACTTCACTTCCAACTTGATAATTTTGTATTTTTAAAATTCTCCAATATGAATCTCTAATAAAAATTTCATCATTAAATTTAAAATTAAAAATATCTACTTCGTTTAAGTTTAAATTACATTCCATTATTCTAGCATCTTCACCATATATGTTATTTAGATAATTGCTCCAATATAAATAGTGCAAACTATTTTGTGAAATTGCAGTATCGCCATCAGAATTAAAAACGTCTAATTCTCCACAGATAGGTGGAGCAGGTGACCAATACAAAGACTTAGTAGAGGTTGTTATTGTTGATACACCTGATGATGGTGTTAAATCATAAGGACTGCATAATGGATATGTTTGAAAAGAATAAGATGTAATTACAGAACTATTTTTATCTTGATGATGAAAGTATATAGTAATAGCATTACCTGATTCATCTTGGATATTAGTCGCAGAACCATTATAAAAAAATAATTTGGGTTTTGTTTCATTTAAAATGTTTTCATAGCCACCTTCAACTTCGTTATAAGTAAATTCATAATGAACTGCCATATTAGGCAAATTTGTAGGTGCTTGTGTATCTTCTCCATTTATAAATACCTTCTGATTTATGTAAGGTGAAAATATAGGGTTATTTTTTAATGTTCCCGTAGCAAAATCATTATTGTTTTCTGTGCTAGTAAATTTACCATAAACATTTAACGTAGGTGCTTCTAATTTTATAGACTTATTAGAAATATCTACATCTTCTAAATCTGTAAAAATTGTTTCTTTTTTTTGTAATTGAGTAGTGTCTTTTACTATAATTTCTTTTGATGTGTCTAATTTATCAGTCCAATTTTTAATGCTTCCTGCTGCTAAATAATCATTATAAGGCTCAATAATTAGATTACTAGGATTATCAGGGTCAGTTAAAAAGACTAAATTAAATCTTTCTATAATGTCTTTTAAAAATGCTTTTTGTGTTATAGAAGGATCAATACCTGCAGGAACTAGTACTTGTCTATCATATACATCAGGTGTAGGACCATTCCATTGAAATCTAACTAAATTTTTGCAACCCACAAACAAAGTGCCTGTTGACCCGAATGTAGCATAAATTAAAAGCCCAACTAGTCCTGTAATTCTTTGCCAACCATCAAAAGTAACAAGAATCCTGCCTGACTTACCTACAGGCATAGCATCTAAAGGAATCCAGACAGTTTTATCAAAATCAACTGCACCATCTTGCGCAGCTGTAGGGACAGTATATGAAGATTCAACATAGCCATAAACTGTGTCTAAATCCATTTCAGAGGTTGTTGGGTTATAATCTACTATTTTAGCTCTAACAACTTTGCCAGTAGAACCTGCAGTAATGTTTGAAGCTCGTAGTGTAAAAGAACATTGAACATAGCCTGTTTGTGCTACACTATTTTTAGTAAAATAATGATCATCAGTATTCCAAAGTCCTGTTGAGTCTTGGGGAGAGGTATAACCTAAACCAGGAATGGGTTGGTTAGTGTCAGCTTGAACTATAGACCAATTATCATATTGTGTTGTTCCACTTAAATCATACCAAGCTCCCCAAGACTCGCTATTTCCGACCTTAGTCCATCCATATATATTTCCTACAGGCTCGGTTTCTGGTTTAGGCAGTGCAGTATGATTACAAGTAGTCATAAAAATTTTACCAAAATAATTGCCATCTATAAAGCTAGATGTATAGCTAAACCCTGCTTTTGCTATTATCCTTTTAAATAATTCTTTTATTTGAATAGCAGGTTTAAATTGTGTAATAGGCACTTGTAAATTAGATTGATCTGCACTAAGTGATGAAGCCTTTAAGTATTCTGCTGCATCTATGTTATAATAAGCATTACCTATAGTAAAAGACATAGGGTACATAACTTTCTGAACATTTACATCAGTATCTCTTAAAGAAACATTGTTTACATTTTCAAAACCACCATCAGAGCCGTCCCAAGAAGCAGCTACATTAGCAGCAGTAAATGTGTGGTCTAGGTCTTCACTGTAAGTTCCATTATCATTTAAAAAAACATCTTGTAATTTATTGCTACCTATTACAGTAAATAAATCGGCAGTATTAGATAATAATACTACTTGATAAAACTGTGCTTTTTGATATACTGCTTTTAATTGAAGAATACCCTCAAATTGACTAACACCACCTGCAAACAAAACAGCATCAAATGATTTTCTAGTATCAAAAACTAAAGTACTTGCATTTACATTATACCAATCTTGAAAAAATTTATTATTATTATTAGTAAATGGCAGTTTAAAAGTTTGACTAAAACTTGCTTTTCTTTTCTCAGGTTCTTTAACGTCAGAAAATTGAAAGTTAAGACTTATATTAGGTGATTCTTTTAAATCTAATTCATAAGTACTGTCAGTAGTTGAGCTAGTAGTAGCTTTTCTATATGCAACTAATCTAATTTTCATTAGTTATTTGTATTTAAAGGATTAGAGTATTCTATATTAATAGTGTATTTAATTTTTATACCATCATTGGCATTAGTTTTTCTTATTATGCTTGTATTAGTAACTAAAACAGGCACAGTATAATCTGTGTCTGCATTTTCTATAATAAATACATCTGTAGACATTACACATTTTTCTAGTAATTCAGCATCTTCTTCTGAAATCCAATCTGTGTTTAAAGTTTCTTTTAATATAGCATCTGTTTTTCTTACCTTACGTGTACTGTCAAAATTATTATATGAATATGCTGTAGAATTATATTCTCCTAGTAATTTTCCGTAAGTATCTCTTTTTACATTTACAGTTTGTTTTGATTTCATTTTAAAATTAAAATAATCCCAACAACCTAAACTATTTAACCAACCCAATCTTCTTACTTTAAAACCTTTACAACTTGCATCTTGTTTTACAAAATAATATATAGCTGTAGATGCAGCAGGTGTTCCTGTATCATCTTTACCTTGTATTGTGTAGTAAGCCCAATTAGAAAAATTAGATGGTCTAGCGTCTCCAGAACTTCCACCAACAGGCGTTACAGTTGATGCTTGTAAGTTTCCAGGACCACAACCAAAATAAATTAACCTTTCAGCATTAGTATTAACTTCTCCTCCACTAGTAGCAGGATTTGCTCCACCTGTTGCATTTTCATTAGTTATTTTTTGAGGAGAACCTATTGCAACACCTGCTGATGTATAATAATTAATTTCTATTATATCAATATCAGAATCAAAATTATCTTCATCATTTAAAAACGCTACAGTATGAAAATCACCTGTGTTTGTAGAATCATCCCATTGAACATAGTTTCTGTAAACTGAAGAACTAACAACATTACCAGAGCTTTGTTGCACATCACTTAAAAATCTTCCATTAGCATCTTTGGTTTGAAAAACTTGAAATGCAGTACCTTGAAAATATGTTGTCCCTCTTGCTGTTTCTAAAGGTAATGATGCAGCAATATAGTATTTTTGATTTGTAGCATTTACGGTTGCATTTTCTTGAGGACTTATAGATGCTCCTGCAGAGTATTCTTGATATACTTTGACATAAATATATTTAACCTGATTATAATTATGACTAAATGGTTTGGATGCTACATTAGAACCTAATGTGTGAATTGACTTAGTAGTATCATTTTGATCTGCATAAGTATTTTCTAATTGTGTATTAATAATATCGCTTATATCAAAAACAGTATAAACATTAGTTGTTCCTGTAGTATATCCGTTTGGTCTTTGTTTTATTTTGCCTAATAATTCTCCTGAAGAATCATCTATTTTAATTTCCAGAATAAATTTAAAATAATATAAATCTGTTATGTCTGTTTGCTTTGCTGTATAAGGTAATGCAGGTGTCCAATTTGTTATTGCAGGAATTTTTGCAGAACCCTCCACAGGACTTTGCGGTAATGATATTGTTCCTATTGCCATATTATGTTATTATTGTTTCTAATTGTTTTTCTAAATCTTCTCCAAATGCTTTTACAATAGCATCTGTTTGTTTTTTTAATTGTTGTGTAAATGGTTTGCTAAAAAACTGTGTTCTTGTTAAACCTCTTTGATATATTGCTCTTTGTATTAAAAACGCTAAACTTTTTCTAGGTATAAACTTACCATCTTTTCTAGCTGCTTTTAGTGGCTTACTTACTATCCATCTATCAATAACACCTCTTGGTGGCATTTTAGTAGAAAATTTAAAAGGACTGCCCTTACCTCTCATTTTTCCTTTACCTTTATATCCACCTGCACCTTTTACACCTTCATCTACAAATGCCCAATAATCCTCAGCACCACCAAATTCAAACTCTAATGTTACACTATCTTTTTTTGCAGTTACTAAATAATCATAATCATTATATAATGTGTTTTGACTAGTTGTTTTCTTTTTCTTTTTTAATATACCCTTACCTTCCTTGACAACTTTGCTGCCAAGTTTTTGCATAGCTTGTATAGTGTTTTTTAATTCCATTAACTATTAGGTGCTATTGGCACAATACAAAGATTGTTAGTATTATTTACTTGCATACTTATAGTGGCTGACCAACCTGTAAGTAGATTGTCAAATTTAGCTGTAAAAGGTTCACAAGATATTGGCAATTCCAAAACAACCTCATCATCAACCCAACTTGTAGAATATAAACTTCTATGAAACTCATTAATTACATCTTGCAAAACTTGTAGGTTTTCACTTAATACATCTAATCTGCCTAATCTTTCTTTGTTTGGTCCATCACCTATTGCATCACTAATCATATCTAAAACATAGATTGTAAAAGAATAAGTCATTACACCTTTGTCTACTGTTGCTGTTCCAGGCTCTGCGTACAATATAATATAATCAGTTGCCCCTAGTTTATTAATATCAACCTCGTCCATAAAACCACTGTGAAAGCTATTAATCATATAATGCTTATCAGCAATTGTTTCTAAAAATCCTACAGCGTTTCTAAAAGTTATCATAGTTACTTCTTTGTTTATTATTATAATCTTGAGAATACGCTAAATATGTTAGCACTTCTAAAATTGGCAATCTTGTTATTTTATTAATGTTTAATATATTGTTATTAGAAAGAGAATATAAGGTATTGTACCAACCCCATTTAGACTGCATACTTACCCCTGTTGTACTTTCACCTTCTGAGCTTGTAAATAGCTGTGCGAAATCCTTGCCAAGTTTTCCCCTAAAGTCAAAAAAAAACCTAGCGAACCTAATGCTATATCCATTGGGCAATCTTTAAATAGTTCTTCTTTAAATTCATCAGGATTGTATTCCTCAATCGCATATCTTTCGTTTCTTTTAAAAGTAATTTTCCTATAAAGTATTGACATAATAGTATGCAAGTTTTCTATTGGCTCTTTACAATAGCTTTCTAAATCAATATATTCACCTGTGCTAATGTTACTAAGATTAGGACAGAATCCATATTCTTCATCTTTAAATTCAAATACCTTTCTAAATTTTTCTTTGTCAGGCTCAGTATCAATCATCTTTTTAATTATAGCCATAATCTCTAATAAGTCCTTGTAAGCCATTTTCTTTACTACAAATGGGCTAGTGCCGCATAATAAAGCCAAGCTCTTTACAATCTTATTTTTCTCACTTCCTTTGCCCTCTTGTATTTTTACATACTTTTGATAAATGCCTATTGTTATATCAGACCAATTATCAGGTATTGTTAATTTAACCTCTTTCATTACTAATAAATATAAAAGTTCATAATTTGTTTTTTCTAAAGTATATAGTATTTACCACTATGATTAATACTTAGCTTATTTAAACACAGATAACGTGTTGCATCAATTAAATGGTCATTGACTTTTACAGGTGTATTAAGCACATCACCATTCTTGTCTGTTGCCCATTTATAACCTCTAAACTCTTTGATGGCATTTAGACTATCTTTAGTAATATGCAACTTATACCTTCTCATTATATCTATGCCTAAGTGTATTCCTGCTCCTTTCTTAGCAGGTTTTATGTTAAAGCCTTGTCTATATATTTCTTCAATAGATTTAGGTTCTGCTGAATCGCCTATTATTTCTGATTGCCTATCTATTCTAAATTCTTTCATCTTATTAGCAAGGTCAGTATTTGTCAATCTTTTTTCATACAGCATTTCTTTAATGTATAAATTATCATCTGATTGATATACTGCTACTAATGCTGTTGGTGAATTAGTAAATCCAAAGTCTAATCCGTAGCCAACTAGATTTCCTTGTACTTCATCTACTAATTGAAAGTTCCTAAATATCATTGTTTGTATAGAACCTATTTCACCCATTCCATAAACACGCCAATAGTCAGGGTCTAAATCTTTTAATCTTTCAATCTCTGCAATAGTATCTTTATCTAAAAATGGATTTGCCTTATATGTTGATTTAATAAATGTGCAATCATCTCTGGTAATTACTTTATCATATATCCAAGAATAAGGATCAGAAGGGTTATAATCTAAATAAACTTTGTCTGTTGTTCTAAGAATTAATTGTTGGTAATCTTCATATGTAAACTCATTAGCTTCATTTAACCATAAATAGTTACGTTTACGCCCTCTAATTTTTTGTGGTTGGTCAACACTAATAAACTCAATTAGATTGCCGTTAAGAGTATATGATAATTCTGACTTGTTGTGATTTTCTTCTGTATATAATCCTAGTTCTTTTAGCAATTCTAACACATCTCGATATGCAGTTCCTTTAAGTGCAGGTAATGTTTTCCTACATATAGTAAATACTTTGCCTGTTTCTTTTAATGCTTTGACTATAAATAATTGACAAAGCGAATAAGTCTTTGAAGAACGTGTCCCCCCCTGAAGACAAGTAATTCGTGTGCTAGACTTATACGCCTTGTGAAATACATTTGTGGTATCAATCGTTACCTGTGTCAATTACTTTTATATTTATATCGGTTATAGATTTGCCATCAGTAGTAATATCCAATTCAGACTTTTCAGTATATCCTCTGCTCTTGCCTTTAGTCTTTAAAAAGAATATAGTAGCTGCTGTTGAGTTATCTTGAATCTGTTGATGTAATTGGCTTTCTGCAAAGTCTAATGCAACATTCTCAATCTCTTGAACTTGTTGTCTAAATTCATCATCATCTTTAAGCCATTTATAATATGTGCTTCTAGGAATATCAGCTTTCTTACAAGCTATTGTTACAACCCCCAAACTCTTTTCTAATGCCTTTAATAAAGTTTCTTTTTTAATGTGTCTACTTTTGTTCATAGTTTTTTAGCTTTTTGTCCTGTAAATTGTTCCCATCTTTCTATAATTACATCACAGTATTTAGTATCTAATTCCATACCATAACATATTCTATTTGTTTTTTCACAAGCTATTAATGTTGTTCCACTTCCTAAATAAGTGTCTAATATATATTTTGGTTTTTTCTTGCTATGTCTATCAGCGTATTCAATACACCAATTTATTATGTCTACAGGTTTTTGTGTAGGATGTTTTTTATTTTCTTTATTTGCTTTTGCTCTTGAATACTCTTTAATTCTTAAAGCATTATTAAAAGATGTCCACGCCATTTCTCCATCTGCTAAACTGAAACCTCTTTGTCCTTTATCCCATATTAACCAACCCATTGATGGTTTTAAAATATCCGTAAAATAATTACCACCCCATATAATTTGATTGTCTGTCATATTAATTAATCTAACAAAAATATGTGCTTCAGGTTTTTTTTTATCCCATTCAGGATTTCCAAAATTTCGCCATCCGTGATTATTTGTTTTATCTTTAAATTTTTCACCTTTAATTAATTGATTTCCATAGTTTATTCCATAAGGTGGGTCTGTTAATAATAGGTCTGCTTTCTCACCATTCATTAGCTTTTTAACATCACTTTCTTTTGTGCTATCACCACACATTAATCTGTGATTTCCTAATTGCCATACATCACCAAGTTTAACTCTGCTTTCTTTTACTTCTGGAATATGGTCATCTTCTGTATTGCCCTCTGTGATTTTATCTATATTAAAACCAAACTCAATATCTTTAAATCCCCAATCTTTTAATTCTTCTATATCAAACTCATTTGCTAGTATATCCATATCCCATTCACCACCTGACTTGTTTAGTCTTATATTTAATTCTCTTTCTTGTTCTTTGTTAAGGTCTAACACTACACAAGGTATTGTAATATCATCAACATTACTTTGCTCTGCATTTTCCTTCCATATTTTATATCGTTGATGACCACCAATAATAGTCATATCTTTATTTACTACTATTGGTTCTACAAGTGAGAACTTATCTAATGAGTCTTTAAGATCATTATACTGCTTTTTAGTAATCTGTCTAGGATTATATGTTGCAGGTTTTAATTTATTTATTAGTATTTTTTCTATTCTCATATCTTTTATCCATTGCTGATTTAAATGCGTTTAAAGTTTGTTGCCTTGTTCTTGTTATTTTTTTATTTCTTTCGGTATATAAATATGTGTGTATTGGTTCTCCTGTTTTTTTGTCTGCAAAGAATATGTTTTTATTTCCTTCACAAAATAATAGCATTACATTTCTTTTAAAATGTTCAGAACCTTTAAGCTCTATAAATTCCCAATCATTTAAAATCCACCATTTGGCTTCATTGTATGTCATTTCTTCTATTTTCATATCGTTTCTTATATTCTATTTGGTGATAAATTTGCTGACAGACTAGTTCTAAATGTTTTATTCTGCAGAACATGTTGAATGAAGAATCATTCTCGGCTGAATTATGGCAATCTCTACATAGTCCCATTAGGTTTTCAATATAGTCTTTATTTTTTGAGCCACCCATTCCTCTAGCATCTAAATGATGAATGTCTACTGCTCTATCTTGCTGACACATTTCACACATCACAAAGTCCTGTTCTCCGTAATCGAAGAAATCCATATATAGCTTAGTGTGTTTTTTCAACTCTCTTAGGTAATTTATGTAAATCATCAGAAGGGAGGGACAATATAAAATCCCCCCCACAAAAAAAACATCTGCCTTTTTGTATCAAACTAACCATTGTACAACTTATACAGAATCTAAATATCTGACTATCCTTCTTTTTTGCAACTGTTTTCATATACTGTTTCTAATTTTTGTAATGTTCCCCTAACACAGCTACCACAGCTGCTAGGTTTTTTATTTGCATTAAATACTTTGTTATATATTCTTACTAATATAGCTTGGTCATCTCCTTTTAATGTTCCTTTTGTTCTATTCATAACTTCCTCATAAATAGAAATCTCATCTTCTGTCATTTGTCTAGTATAAGGATATAGCTTGTTTAAGGCTTCTTTACGTTCTTCACAGCCACAATCATCACCTAGTATTTTTTTAGCAACCTTGTCAATGCCTGTTGCTTTTAAAACCTTCTCAACCGAATCACCTAAACCTTTACTTTGCTTTGTCATCATTTAAGCCTTTTATAATTTTGTCTTTTAATTTAACGTCATCAATTATATCAAAAGTCCTTTTTAATATAACATTTATTGAATTGGTTATAATGTTCATATAGTGTGGCTGTTCTGCCAAAAAATACTCTTTACCCTTTTCATCTTTAAAAGATAAAACACTATCTGCTTTAAAATCATTTGTGTTGCAGTTCTTTAATGCTCTTATTACTCTAGTTTTTTTCATATTAATGCTATTAAAAATAATGATAATACTATTACTGTTACTGTTGCTACTATAAAATTAGCTATTATATCTTCTTTATCGTTCATTTTTTAAATAGTTTTTAACGTTATTAATTGCTTTGTAAATAGTTGCTCTTGATATTCTTGTTGCTTTACTTAAAGAATTTAAACTATGTGAATCACGATAATATATTCTAAATAGTTCTGCGTCAAACCAATATAAGTCTTTTAGTTTTTCTTCTATCCATTCTAACTTTTGTTCTACTAATTCTTTATCTTCTGTATTCTTTTCTGTATTGTCAGGAGATATTGCTTCTATGATCCCTGTAACGTGATATTCATAGTATTTGTTATACTTGTAATAAAATCTGCTTGTCTTTGAATGATATTGATTTAGCATTACTCTAGCGATGTAGAATGTTAATTGTTTTTTTTCTATAATCTCATTAATCCTGTCTTGGTCACATTTATATAATTCTTCAATAACAAAACTAAATAAATCATCTTTACCTTTTTTACCTGCGATATTATGAGCCATGTCTTTCAACTTGTCATAATTCTCTATCAGGTATT